GGGACAGGTACCTGTGGTAATCATTGTATGTGATCACATGGTCGGCAGGTAACTGGTGGATAGGGTAGTCCAAAGCAAGTAGCTGGTTCAATTTGCCATTGGAACTGGCTGTGGAGAATATTCCGGAGCCAACAATGCCAAAGATATCAACTTGGTAAAGAAACTGCCCCACCTGAACGACGTGGGCAGACAATAACATGGACATCTTCAACTGGGCCTCCTGGAAAACCGCAGGAGCTCCACCCGCAGCTGCTAGGATAGCTCTGAGCTGTCCTTCTGCATACCAAAGGTGGCGAGTAATGGAAAGATCCCAAGCTTTGCGATCTGCAGCACACCCGACATCTCCTTTGATTAAACGCAGGAGTGCTGCCTTAGTGTCTTCCAAACCGGGGGTGTGGTGCCCCATCCCAGTGGCGTTTCCAAAAGTTGGAAACTCCTCGGAATGCGTGAAACCGTTCTGGTATGAAGCGGTTTCTGCGGTGTTTTGGTCGCCGTGGAGCAATCTGCAAAGCAGTTCTTGTGTGATACAAGTCTGCCAGATAACTCTCCAGCGCCCTTCGCGCTGTTTGGATCGCTTGGTGGCTTCACCTTTCGTCTTTAGGATTTCAGGCATAACTAAACCGGCTTGGTACAAGTCCCAGGGGTTCAATTTTGCCATCCACTGAAGGTCGGTGACTAGAACCAGGGACAGTTTTGTCAAGATTGTTGGTATGCATAGCATACTCTCGCAAAACTCTCCCTTGTTCTTATGGCCGGTTAAGTGCCAGCCAACGCCTTTCTCCATCATGAGCTCGTCAAGATTACGCTTTATCCAGGAATACATGTTCTCGTCTAAGTCCATGACAGCGGCTGGGTAGCCGCTAGCCAATTGGGGGACTGTGCGAGGGTCCAGAGGCAAGGCCTTGGTGTTATCCTTTAAAGTGTTGTTGAGTGACTCACAAACGGCGTCTGGCCCTTGTGGGGGCCAAACCCCTTTAGCTTCATCTTCATCCGCATCCCAGTTCCATTCTTTGTATTGCTTAAATAGTCCGGTGAAGAGTGGCTCTTGAAACTTACTGATCCTGCCAGTGTGCGTAGCTTTGGCTCTAGCAGTCATGTTCTTGACTTTTGTAGCGCCTTTGACGCAGGCAGGAGGCACGATGTTAGGAGCGATA